ACTATGTAGCTATGCGTATCTTGCTTGAGGAAGCGTCTATCCTGATTGGTCATAACATTGTGCGGTATGATATTCCCGCAGTGGAAAAGATCTTGGGTGTGAAGATTAGTGCAAGGCTAGTAGATACGTTAGCTCTGTCTTGGTATCTAAACCATAGTCGGAGCTTAGATGATCACAATTTAGCATCCTATGGTGAGGAGTATGGGGTACCTAAGCCTAAAGTAGAGGATTGGGTGGGCTTAACACCAGAAGAGTATGCTCACAGGTGTAATGAGGATGTTAAGATCAACGCTAGACTATGGCGTGACTTGGACATCAAACTTAAGAAGCTATACCCTGATGAGGATGAGAAGTGGCGTTTCACTGACTACCTCACATTCAAGTTACAATGTGCGGCAGAACAAGAGGCCCTGCAATGGAAACTAGACGTAGAGAAAGCTAAAGGTCATGTGGCAGAGTGGGAAAAGTCCAAGCTAGAGAAGACAGAATCTCTGTCAGATGTTATGCCACCAGTACAGAAGTATGTCATGCGTAACAGGCCAAAGGTTTACTTCAAGGCTGACGGTAGTATGTCTGCTAATGGGGCTAAGTGGGAACAGTTGTGTAAAGACCACAAGGCACCTACCACTACGCAAAGCCTAAAGGTTAAGGTAGGCGAAGATCGTGCCAACCCTAGCTCAGTGCAGCAGGTAAAAGAGTGGTTATTCATGCTTGGATGGAAACCTAGAACATTTAAGTATATAAGGGAAGATGATGGCTCCACAAGGAAACTGGAACAAATACGGAAAGACGGAGAACTCTGTGAGTCCGTTAGAGAGTTGGCTGCTATCGAACCAGCTATTAGCTTGCTTGATGGCCTTACTGTTCTTAGCCATCGTATTTCTGTCCTTAAAGGGATGGTTGACTCAGAGCGTGATGGATACGTGCAAGCAAGTGTTGCAGGGTTCACTAACACTCTCAGGTTCCGACATGCAAGACCTCTTGTCAACTTGCCATCAGTGGATAAGCCCTACGGAGAAGAGATAAGAGGGTGCCTAACTGCACCAGAGGGATACACCCTATGCGGGGCAGATATGACTAGCTTAGAGGACACTACAAAGCGCCACTACATGAAACCGCTAGATCCAGATTACGTTGCGGAAATGTCTAAAGATGGGTTTGACCCTCACCTTGACCTTGCCAAACATGCTGGTGTTGTCACACAAGATGATATCGACAAACATAACTCTGGTGAACGTAGTCTCAAGACCCTGCGTAAGAATTATAAGGTGGTCAATTACAGCGCCACATACGGCGTAGGTAAGCATACCCTATCCAGAAACACAGGCATGTCTGAGGACGAAGCACAGACGCTCCTAGACGCCTTCTGGTCACGTAACTGGTCTGTGGAGAAGGTGAGTAAAGATGCTAGAACTAGAACTCTGGGTGGGCATACTTGGTTGTACAATCCTGTTAGTAGGTTTTGGTATTCGTTAAGGTCAGATAAGGATAGGTTCAGCACCCTAAATCAAGGCACAGGTGTATTTTGTTTTGATAGTTGGGTTCAATATTGTCGTGGTTTTATGATAAAGACTATCGGTCAATTCCACGACGAAATTATCGCATTAGTACCAGAAGGAGAAGAGCAAAACACTGAAAACAAAATGAAAACTGCCATAGAGCTTCTTAACGAAGAGCTACAACTAAACGTACCTTTAGGGATAGATGCACAGTTCGGAAGTACATACGCAGATATCCATTAGAAAAAAAGTTACTAATTTAGTTTACAGTAGCGAAAAAAAGTACCATACATATATACCAGTCACAGAAAGGACTATACATAATGGCAAAATATACACTCGACATGGTTCTGGAATATGCCAAAGTTTTTCCAGAGAACGCAGATATGGGCAACCCTGATGGCCCTGCGTGGCAAAAAGCCATTGCTGACAAAGGTGGTCAGTATGTGGTAAATGCCTTCTTCACAGACGAAGAGCAAATCAACCGACTTATGGCAGATGGCTTCAAGGCTACCGTCATGGGAAATAACCGTATACAAGAAGGTAAGGGTGAGTACGGTATCAACAAGTATATGAAGATCAAACGTGCTGTCGCTGATGACATACGGGATTGGATTGACCCTATGACTAAACAGCCTATCAATCTTGGTGGGCCTGTTAAGGTTGTAGACTTACGACAAGGCCGTGAGAACGCCAAAAAGTGGGATTTTACTACTGATGGTGAATTAGGAAATGGTACTAGGGCAAAGGTGCAGTTTGAAACCTATGCTGACGGTAATGGTGTCCGACTAAATGGCATTGCTGTAACTGAATTGGTAGAACGTACCAGTGAGCCTACGGAAGATGACCAGATCTTTATGGTGGCATAATGAGAGCCAGTATTAATTTTCAATTCGATAAAGACTATGACGGTTATGATGGTTCAGTAGACATGTCCCGTGATGAAGTAGATGACCTAGATAGTATGCTATACTTCCTGACCGAAGCTGTCAGAGCATCTGGGTTCAACTACGTTACAGCATTGGGCGCTCACAAAGAAGGCGGCGATATCGTCTGGTCTGAGTCATAATGGACTATGGCAAGGCGCTGATAGACGGTGACGTATTCGCCTATCGTGCGGCCTTTGCTACCCAAGATGGTTCTGAAACAGATGCCCGTGTTAAGATTGATGACCTACTACAGAACAGCATAGAGTTTGTATGTGATTGGCTGTATGACATCGAGGACTATGAAATCTACCTGACCTGTAGTGGTTATCAGTTTAGGCACGACATTGCTAAGTCACATGTGTACAAGGGAAATAGGAAAGGTAAACCAAAGCCTACACACCTGTCGTACATACGTGACTATATGATATCAGACTGGAAAGCTATTACCAGTGTGGAACAAGAAGCAGATGACTGTCTAGCTATACAAGCAACAGAATTAGATTATGATTGTACCATTGTATCAGTTGACAAGGATATGCTACAAGTACCGTGCTGGCACTACAATCCAGTAAAAGGTAGTATGGTAAGAGTGCAACCCTTTGAGGGAACTAAGTTCTTCTATACTCAAATACTTACTGGTGACAGTGCTGATAACATACATGGCTTATACCAAGTTGGACCTAAGAAGGCAGACAAAATCTTAGATGGTGCTGCCACAGAGGAAGAGCTTTGGGAAGCTGTGGTTAAGGCTTACGAGGGTGACGTAGATCGTGTAATAGAAAATGCTAGGCTTCTTTGGCTTAGACGATATGAGGGAGAAATATGGCAACCACCAGACAGGCAATAAAACATGGCTGGCGTTCTGGTTTGGAAGAGAGGGTAGCTAAGGAGCTATCGGAGTCTGGGATCAAGTATCAGTACGAAAGTATGAAGATCAAGTATGATGTAATTGAGACACGTACCTATACCCCAGACTTTATTCTCCCCAATGGGATTATCGTCGAGACAAAGGGAAGGTTTGTTGCGGCAGACCGTAAGAAGCATCTCCTAATACAGAAGCAGTTTGACTACTTTGACATTAGATTTGTGTTTCAGAATGCTAGAGCTAAGTTATTCAAAGGGGCTAAGTCAACATACTCTCAGTGGTGTGACAAGCATGGCTTCTTATGGGCGCAAGGTTCTATACCAGAGGAATGGCTATGATGATAGGCGAGTATATACAAGTGTACGATGTGCTTGACGAAGAAAACGACTTAGAGAAACTACGCAACATGGCAAAGTACCTATTAGTAGGGCGAGCCTTAAATGATAGAAATGTGTCAGAGGATGAAGCTATAGCATTAGCTGAGTATTCTTCCGTTGACATGGGAATGGCAGAGGAGATGACCATACATTGATGTACTCAGCGAAAGATATGAAAGATATGATTGACATGTACTCACAGTTTGTAGAGGACAAGATGCTTACAAAAGGCCGTGAGCGGTTAATTGAGAATGCTCTTGGACTTACTGGTGAAGCTGGTGAGGTATCAGAGAAGATTAAGAAGCTATTTCGTGACAACAGGATTGATGATGATGCAGTCTTAAAAGAGTTAGGTGACGTATTGTTTTATACTGTAGCTCTATCTAACATCTTTGGTGGCAGCTTAGTTAAGATCATTGAGTTGAACATGGAGAAGTTGAATGAACGTGTGAAGAATGGTACACTACAAGGATCAGGAGATAATCGGTGAGTAAGAAACAATCAGGCATGTCGTGGTTCTGGCGTTACATGAACTACCTTGCGACATGGCGAAGTCACCGAATAGCAATTAAACAGCTTAATCAACTAACAGATAATGAGCTTGCAGATATTGGAATAGCTAGGGCTGACATTGACCGTATGGTCTGGCTAAAAGAAGATAAGACTATGAGAGCGAGAGGAAAAGAACAAGAATGAACAATATGCTCCCCACCCCATATCAAAACTTTATTGCACTTTCACGTTATGCACGTTGGAAGGGTGATGCAAGAGAAACATGGTCAGAAACCGTAAGCCGTTACATAGACAGTGTGGTCAAGCCGAAGGCTGGTGATGACACATACATCAAGAACATAGAACAGGCTATCTTAAACTTAGAGGTAATGCCTTCTATGCGAGCTATGATGACTGCTGGCAAGGCTTTAGAGCGTGACAATACAGCAGGGTATAATTGTTCTTACCTTCCTGTAGATGACCCTAAGAGCTTTGATGAAGCTATGTTCATCCTCTTATGTGGTACAGGGGTGGGGTTCAGTGTTGAACGTCAGTTCATTTCTAAACTCCCAGAGGTTCCTGAGTTGTTTGTTAGCGACACAATCATTCACGTTAAGGACAGTAAAGAGGGCTGGGCCAAAGGCTTCCGTCAACTACTAGCCTTGTTATGGGCAGGGGAAATCCCTAAGTGGGATGTCTCTAAGATCCGACCTGCTGGTGCAAGGCTGAAAACATTTGGTGGTAGAGCTAGTGGTCCAGCACCTCTGGTTGAGCTATTCAACTTTGCTGTACAGACATTTAAATCTGCACAAGGACGTAAGCTGTCTAGCCTTGAGTGTCACGATCTTATGTGCTTTATTGGTCAGATTGTAGTAGTCGGTGGTGTTCGTCGTAGTGCTATGATTAGTTTGTCTAACCTATCTGATGACCGTATGCGTCACGCTAAGTCAGGTCAGTGGTGGGAAACTGCTGGGCATCGTGCCTTGGCTAACAACAGTGTAAGCTACACAGAGAAGCCTGACATGGAGACATTCATGCGTGAGTGGACTGCCCTTGTGGAATCTAAGTCTGGTGAACGTGGTGTGTTTAATCGTCAAGCAAGTAAGATACAAGCAGCTAAGAATGGACGAAGAGATGCAAATTATGAGTTCGGAACTAACCCGTGCAGCGAAATTATTTTGCGCCCAAATCAGTTCTGCAACCTTACAGAAGTTGTTGTACGTGCTACGGATACCATTGAAGATTTGGAACGCAAAGTCCGTATGGCAACTATTCTGGGAACTATCCAATCAACCTTCACCAAGTTTCCGTATTTGCGAAAGGTGTGGACTACCAACACAGAAGAAGAGCGGCTGCTCGGTGTGTCACTCACAGGGATAATGGACAATGTTCTTATGACAAGTAAGAATGCTGGTCTGGATAAAACCTTAGAGCATCTAAAGGCTGTTGCAGTTAAGACAAATAAGGAATGGGCAGAACGCCTTGATATTCCTGTAGCGGCTGCTATTACGTGCGTGAAACCATCGGGTACAGTTTCTCAGTTGGTAGATAGTGCTAGTGGTATTCATGCCCGTCACAGCCCATATTACGTCCGTACAGTACGTGGTGACAACAAAGACCCACTTACTAACTTCCTAAAGGATCAGGGAGTGCCTAGTGAGCCTTGTGCAATGAAGCCTGACACGACTACTGTGTTTAGCTTTCCTGTACAGTCACCCTCTGGGTCTATTACACGCAACGACATGACAGCTATTGAACAGCTAGAAATGTGGCTTATGTACCAAAGACATTGGTGTGAGCATAAACCAAGCGTGACTATCTCAGTACGGGATAGTGAATGGATGGAAGTAGGTGCATTTGTGCATAAGTACTTTGATGAGATGAGTGGTGTATCTTTCTTGCCACACTCAGATCACACCTACCAGCAAGCACCTTATCAGGAAACCTTTAAGGATAAGCCTGTTGTTGGATATAGGTACGAAGATGGCGAAGAGTACGTAGTGACACCAAGCTATGAGGATTTACTTGCTCAGATGCCGACAGACATTGACTGGACAAAGTTGTCAGACTACGAAAAAGAAGACAACACCTCTGGTATGCAGACAATGGCATGTACTGGTGACGTATGTGAGATGGTGGATATCACATGACAGTAAGAAAGAAGTTCAGCAGGGCTTTGTACGAAGCCTATGATGGCCCTGCAAAAGAAGCACTTGTGTCCCTGCTGGAAAGCAGGGGCCATACTATAGTAAATACAGAAGAGAACTACTACGTTGATGTCGTGTCTCAGAAGGGTGGCTACACCTATTTTAATGAGGCAGAGGTTAAGGTAGCTTGGGATGGAGACTGGCCTGTTACTTGGAAGGATATACGCATTCCTGAGAGGAAACAGAGGCTGTTAGACAAGCATGGGTCTGAGAACGGTGTACTAAACTTCTACGTCTTCCGTAAAGACATGAAGCAAGCATGGCGTATCAAGGACACACTGCTTACCAAGGAAAGTTTAGGTGGAGCTAAAGGAAGATACATACGGAAGAATGAGTTATTTTTTCATATACCATACACATCAGCGGAGCTAGTAAAGACCGACTGACAAAACAGGAGAAACCTATGTGGGTTATAGTTATGATTCTAATGAACCAAGGCAATATAAAAGTAAATTCTTTCAATGGGATCTTTATGGAACAAGCATCTTGTATTCAATATGCACAGAGAATTGAAAAAGAATTGATGAAAACTAGACCTACACCCGAATCTCTTGCAAAAACTTATTGCTTTCAGATTCCAGAGAGTGTATAATAAGGTTTATGAAAGGAGAGCTATATGGCTAAGTGGGATTTAAGTAAACTAAATCAGGTAGGGCATGACCCTGTTGAGAAGCCTGTACACTACAACCAAGCAGGTATAGAGTGTATTGACGCTATAGAGGCTATGACAGAAAATATGTCAGGTAGTATAGCGCCACACGCAGCTAACGTGTTGAAATACATGTGGCGTTGTGAATACAAGAATGGACTAGAGGATATCGACAAAGCAATATGGTATCTTAACAGACTACGCAAACGATGGACGGAGACACACAAATAATGGAAATAACCCTTTTTGAAGGCATTATACTCATAAACCTAGTTATATCAGCAGGGTTGGCATACAAGTTTGGACAGATCAAAGGAGAGATAGACACTCTGTACGAAGGTCTGGCTATGGTTATGACACACCTTGAACTAACACCACCAGATGCTACACCACCAAAAGAATAAAAAAAATTTGCTAATGTGTCTGACATAAGCGTCTAGGGCTGCAACCCGTTCAAGACCATGGCAATGAGCGGCAGTGGGAAGTTACAAACTCTCACTGCCCCTTCCTAAACCGTACGTAAGCGACTACGCTTACTGGCATCGGCCAGTTATTGGCGATTTCGGCGCCAACTCTAACTCACTGGAAATAAAAGGAGAATAGTTCTTAGCAGACAAGAAGGAGGGCAAGTTGGCGCCGCCCTCATTTTCTTTCATGCGTTTCCAATAGGCCCCAAAAAAAAGCCCCCCTAGGAATTAACCTAGGGGGGTTCTTTAGTTTTATAAGGTAGTCTTTTTATATTTATTTACCGAAGAATTTAGATACTGACCTAATTCCTATGGATGCTGATACGATACCGCCAAGGCTATATTGATACCATGTTGGCATAGTCTCAAGTGCTGCAAAACCAGCCTGTACTATAGCATTTCCCCAATCACCACAAAACGCTAAAATCAAAGGTATGCTGAAAAGTAGGGTTATCCACTCATCTTTCCATGAGTTCTGTGTGGCCTGTATAGCAGCTAGGTCCCAGTCAATCTCACCTGTAAGCTGTTTCTTCNNACTCTAATGTACATACCAGTCATAACTAACATCATCAGTCGTGGTAGTAGTTTCCACGCTAAAATACGTTCCATTGCTACTGTCATTTTATACCTCTACGTCTAGTATTTTGCCTACTTCTATTGGAGCTACAATCCTACCATTCGGGCTGTAAGCCAACTCAGCCATACTTCTTTGTCTATTTTGCAGTTCTTCTGCCTTCTCTTGCCAGTACTTGTCAAGCCTTATGGTAACTTCACTGCGTGTAGCTGGCTCCACAACCCTTGGTTTATCAGCCTCAGTCTTAACTGGCGCAGGGGCTGGTGGGGTTATTGTGGTGGCTATAAACTCTGGTATTTGATACATTTGAAATGGGAAAGTTCCCTTAGCTTCTAAGCCCATTATAGCATTCCCTTTGATGACATTATAATAAGTACAGCTATACCAGTTATAATAGACAACACAGTTACTGTACCCCCGATAACAACTACCTTCTCTACTATCTCTTGCTTACGAAGTTTAGCAGCAGCTTCTCTCTCTTTACGTTCTCTTCGTGTTCTAGCCCTTATCTCTTGTAGCTCACCCCAAGCGGAGTAACCTCTGGTGGCTATGACGATAGCTCTCAGTTCTTCCTCTGCATCCTTTGCTTTCTGCAACTGTACAAAAGTCTCCATACTGTTTTCATCATCACCTGAGAAGAGACTGTTCTTTTTCTTATTGTGGTTGTTCCTTAGTTCATCAACCCCATCAAAGAACTCTCCAATCTGCTTAGTGACTGACACAAGCTCCTTACCTGCACTCACAGCCGTTTTAACAGCCGCCAGAGCAGTAAATGGATCTACCATGCACCCATACCCCCTTAGTAGAAATTAGTCTGTAGCCATCTTCTCTACGGCTTCTCTGATGGCTTTTATATTTTCGTCTATTCGGGCAATAGCTATAGCTTGTGATTGACTAGCAGATTCTAGTCTACCGATACGTTGTTGGGTTTCTATAATCTTTTCTCTGTTACTTTCTATGTCAGACATCATCATAGATACTGTCCACACGATTGCTGCACCTTGAGTGACTAACCCTATTACAAGGCCAATGGGGAACCTATCAGACATTACGGATCAGGGTATTCGTCAGAGTTAAGTTCAAAGTGTGGTAAGTCATAAAAGCTACCGTCATAAGCGTCAACTAACTCTTCTGCACTTCCTTCCCATTCTCTTAGGTCACGTACTCTCCAATTACCACCCCAACGTAGAGGTATGTCCAAATCTTTACAGGCTTGTATTACAGCATCCCCTACGGGGTAAAAATCTTCAAACTCCCACGACACAGGATAAGGAACTAAATCAATAGCAAAGCCATGAATGTGTCGAGATTTAAGTGTCTTAGATTTACCGTCTTTTACTAGTTCTTTTTGTCGGTCTAAAGATCTTAGGCCCTCAATGATTGTAAAATCTCTAGTAGAAATCGACAGAGCATGTTTCATTACATCTATCATGTGTTGGTTTACACCAGACAACTTTTGTAAACTTCTCTTTCCAAACTTATACATTTGTATTTCCTTATCTAAGCTCTGCCCACGTAGTCAACGCCGCATTATTCGCAGATAATTCGTAATACTGGTTATTGGGAATTATTGCACTAATAGAGGTTTGACCATTAACATCTTTTTGACCACCTAATTGTATTGAACTACTCATGTTCGAGTTTGGAGATACGTCCAAAATTATAGTACTGCCAGTCGCAGGCTGACCTGTAACATTTACACATATAGGTCTACCTGTAGTATTTTGGTATGTCGTGTTATAACCCCTACTGGATGTCATGTTTTGCCATGTTTGACCGACACCTAAAGCATAATCACCTACAACCTGAGTTGCTGATGCAGCTACCTTAGCTGGGGATACAAGGGTCTCGGTAGTTCCTGTGCCAGTTTCCCATGTGGATGTAGGTTGATCCCCTAATCTACCAATCTGAGTACCAAAAATATTTACAACTAACGTATCATCAAGTATATTCCAGTCACTTCCATCTAAATAAGCTACACTAATCCAAGCATTGTCAGATTCATTTCTTATTTTTAGTAAGTTTGAGTCATTTTCATACCACCACATATTAGCGTAGGTGGTAGAAGGTGCCGAATTTCCACTATTGTTAGACGCCAGAGCCTGTAACGCATTGTTTATGTCGGCTCTTGCGTTAGAGGCTGTTTGGTTGGCTATTGAAAAGTCATGTTGCGACATTACTAGTACTCCACTGTGGCACTTAGTGCCGTTATGTTCGGGGTTACGTTTGCATTAGTGTTTGATAAGATTGCTCTGAATTGTACATATCGTCCAGTTACTTCTCCACTAGCAGTAACATAAGATGCACTAGACAAACCACCAGTAGTTGTGGCAGATCTAGCTTGAATCAGAACTGCAAAGTCATTAAAGTTGGTTGTTTCGTATGTCCAATCATCCCAGTTATCAGGCCAAGTGTCCCAGTTATTAGGTATATCATCCCAATTTACTTGACCACCAGAGGCATTAGCATGTTTTCTGGTAAATGTGACTGCACTAGACAATCTTATGGTACGATTAGTTCCTACGTCAAAGTAACCTGCACCATTATGGTCAAAATTATATGTTCCAGTTGCACCAGCAGAGGAAGAGTTTGTCATAAACAAGTTACCAGAAGAGACTGTAAGATTCGTCTTACTTCCGCTAAACCCTGTACTTTCAGTGTGGGTAAGAATTTGACCTAGCTGTGGTAACTCACTTGATAAAATAGTTGTAGTTGCAGCAGTTGTACTCTCATTACCAGTTTTATCTACAGAAGATACAAAGTACTTTCCAGATAATGCTGGCGCAGTAATAGAAGTTGCAGGTCTTGCTATCTTCTCTACTTGTAGTATATTAGAGGCATCAAGAAAATTAGCACTAGTGATTGAAGAGTAATACAGCTTGTAGTGAGATAAATCTAAATCACTAACGGGAGGCCAATTAAAGAAACTTGTACCACCAGATAATTGATGTGACAATGAACTAGGGGCAGATGGGGGTGTGGTATCCGCTACTAAGTTAAATGTAGTAGATACAGGATCACCTTTGAACCCAAGTCCGTTTACAGGTGTTACTGAAATAGTGTAGTTTATTGGGTCCTCATTAATTTGAGGGGCTTCTACACCAACAATTTCAAAACGACCAGCGTTATCACCCTCATCAACCAAAACTGTTTGACCCACTGATTTAAATTCAAGGTCATTAGTTTTTCTGTACTTTAGTATTACAGAGTCAATCCTGTCCATATCATTACTGGTAATTGACACAATCAAGGCATTAACTACATTTTCGTTTACTTCTCTGTACTCTTGTGAAACCGTAACACCAATAGTAGGTACTTCATAGTATTTTAAAAGAGTACTGTTGTTTGAAATTATGGTTTGTTCATCACTTGCCTCAAACCCAAAGGCTGCTTGACTACTTTCACGAAGAGATAAGTTTATCCTAATATCTCCGTCTGCATCAGGATTAAGTCTCCAACCTATAACCTCAAAGGTTTTCTCAGACCCAGTAGACCAACCGTATCTATCATTACGGAACTTTATAAAGTCTCCTACCTCAATGTCTAAGGCTTCTAGTCCAAAGTCTGCTGATAAAGATATTTGCTCTCTACTACGAAAGAGCATCTGCTTTGCTAATCTTTGTGCAGCTAAGGCGTTTGTAGTATATGGCAAAGGTAAGTCCATTGTTGCATCTACATTGTTATCCTCAGCCAAAAATACAGAAGACTCAACTGCTGGGTAGTCTGTACTAATCCAGTCATTTTCACTGTCAATAAAAGTACCCGAAACCCTGTTAAAGTTATCTCTCATAGATGCTTTAGTGTTTAAGGTTATAGGACCACGTAAATCATCCATAGTTAGAGTTTTTGTAGGTGTAACAAAGTCACCAGCATATAGCTTCCAGTAACCACCGCCCCAGAATAAAGAACCACCACAAGCAGCAACTAGCTGTGTTAATACGTCACCAACATTTTGGCTTAAATCTACAACACCATTGACTTGGTATTGCTCAGACCCGTCAGATAAAACATCTGTATCTGCACAAACATCAGCAGCGGCCTCAAATGTTGCATAGTCAATTTGATCGTCATTAAGACCGTATTCACTTGTCAAGAAATCTCTAATAACCCACGCAGTATTTGTTGTATATACAGCAGACTGTTCTGTGCCACTAGATGTTTTTACAATATTCTTACCTTTAACTTTAGCAGTAACTGTTGGTAGTCCATCAGCAAAAGCATCTTGATTGTATTCAAACCTACAATATACATAGGCAATATTCTTACCTACAAAATCACTTGTAGCAGTTGTCTCTGCATGAAGGGTGTTAGCCAAGTTAGAGCTAGAGTTTGCAAAAGTACTTGTTGCACTAGTCTGATTTCCAGTGTGTTTATATACCTTAGCGGCATAATTCGTTGTAGATACCTCTATTGGTGGTCCATCTGGATCACTTGGGTTTGTTTCTCTGGTTGTGGTTGTGTAGGTATAACGTGAATCAGTAACAGTTTCGTTTGACATAGTTACTACTTCATCGTTGAAGTATATGTCACCAATCTCTTGAACTTCATGCCCAGCAAGAACAATAATCTGATGTAGTATCTTGTTGTTTGTTCCTGTACTCTCAAGAAAAGTAACAGTTCCACCCTTACGAATTTGACCGTATACTACTTCTGATGATGCTGTAGCTCCTTTAGCATTAGTAAGTAGACCATTACTTCCAGCCGTACTACCTTTGTTTGGCTTTGGGGTTAGAGCAGACAACAATGCAGAGGTGACAAGTGTAGTAGCAATATATCCTACAGCGTAATAGGTTAGGTAAGTTGTCATGGTCATTGCTGCTACAGCACTTGCAGAAACCCCTGCACCAGTAATAATATAAGCACCGACAGTTACAGGATCACGGGGTACTCTATCCCAATCGTTCCAGTTCTTTATAGTGTAGTCACCTAGTTTGTATTTAGACATCTGGCACCCAACAACTTTCTATATCTTCTGAGTGTAATTTTATAAGACCATCTTTACTTAGGAACACACAACGTGATCCCAAGGATATGCCCATAGCATAGCCTGTCATCCACCTTTGACATTTCTTTGTTGTCACTAAGCTACCAAAGATAGGTCTGTCGCAAGGTTTTAGTCTGGAAAGTAAGGCTTCATTTAGACGGGAAAACTTAAATGTTTCCTTCAACTTCTTACGGCTCATTGGTTGGCCTTCTACCATGTATTTACCAACCCAATCATCTGCCCAACCTCTTCCATACATTGCTTGCCACGCACTATTAGTAAAGGTAAAACAATCGTGAACACCCCACTCAAAAGGGATATCCACAACCTCACTTAGATAGTTGTTTAACTCGACTTTCTTCCCCATGCTACTTGAGCATCTTGTATGTCTTGAACATAAGAAAAGAATGTATCACCATCGTATCGGGATTGGTGGTTTTCATCGGTGTATCTCCAATTAGCTGCACGTTCTAGTTCTATTAGTTTGCTTTCTATGGTTAGTTGGACAGTAGCGCCTTCTGCTGAGTCCTCAATATTCATGGTATTCATTTGACCACTAAATATTTGAACCACATTAGATACGCTTTGTTCGCCTAGATATATTTTAGCTTGACGCCTTTGGTAAGGCTCTTGTAAAGCCAAGGATATTATAGAGCTATCCAGTCCAGTAAGTGTTAAAGACATAGACTTAGCTGACAGGTCACTTACTTCCTCAGAAGGTCCAACACTCAACAAAGAACCTGTACCAGTGTAAGTATTGCTGTCTATAGTTTTGTCACCTATACCAGTCCAGAACCTTAGTGTACCGTTATCAAAGAATAACTCAACAGCATAGTAAGGTTCTACAAGATCACCAGTAAGGGCTGTAAGTAAACTTGCATTTATGGTACGACTCATCCTACAACCTCCGTTGCACCGAATGAGATACCATAGAAACTGGCATCATTTACTGACCAAGATGTTTCATTTGAAGCAAGTCTAAACACACCAGATGCACTAGTCAAATCAGCAGACACAGAACTACGAGCTTTACGCAACTTAGGCCAAATCTCTAGGGTTCCACTACCTGACTTGTCTGCTAGAACCTTGTGCAGTGTAGCATCAGATGCAGTACCTAGCTGTATGTAATCACCAGCCTTTAGTGTACCTGACATTGTAACGGTAACACTACTATCACCAGCAGACCCTGTAATGGTTGCAGAGGTGGCTGTGCCTCTCACTGAGGTAGCAGAAGGATCATTCAGTAGGAAAGTACCGTAACGACCCTTTAGGCTCATCAGGAAGGCTATCCAGCTTTCTGCGTCATCCCTGTTCATTGGTGGTAGGGTAACATCCGCTTCCCACATCTGACCATCATAGGCGTAGACAGTTTGTTTGTAAGTAAAGGGGCTAGAAGATACCGCAACAGTATTCTTAGCCCTTAACTCAATACTAGCCATACCAATATTAGTTGGCAGGGATAGAGGATACGATATAGCCATTATGCAAATGCCTTTCCATAGTTACCGCCACGCCTCTTACCGTCAACTACAGCAGATTTGGCAGTCTCAGCAATTTGTGGCATAAGGTTACGGATCTCTGCACGTACAGTCTGAGATACCCCAGTGGAAATGTTTAAGTTCTGTACTACAGTTACACCACCACCCATATTGTCGTTAGCTACGACACCACCATTAGAGGAAGGTACGAATAGTTCTGGTCCTCTTTCCCCTACAAGGTAAGGCTGTCCAGCAGTAACAGGTCCACCATTAGCTCTAGGTTTAAACATACCACCGAAGAAACCAGCTAAACCAGAACCCTCACCAGTAGCTGCGTTAAATGATCCAACCATCTGCTGTACGACAAGAACTCTATACAACTGCCTAATAATGTCAGCAGCCATGTCCCTAAAGGCTTCTTCTACAGTCTTAGTTCTTTCAGCTATATCTATTAGACCTTGCTCAATAGTGTTGGATACACCATCTACAAGACCTTGGTACTGCTTGTACTTTTCTATAAGGTTTTTTAGGTCTTCGGCGTCTTTTTTTCTTGCATCAGCAAGAGCTTTCTTAGCTGCCCTATCTGCTTCATCAGCAGCTTTTATTGCTTCTAGTCTTCTAAACTCTGTCAGTTCAAGTTGGTGAGCAGATTCCAACGCATCTATAGCTGCTTTAGCCTGACCCTTTGAAACGTCCAGACCTTCATCTCTTAGTTTCTTTCTGAGGGCCTCTGCTTCATTAGCTTGCTTGAGTATGAAAAGCTCTTCTCTGCTGGCGTTGGCAGACATCATAGCAGTCATAGCACGATCTAGGTTAGCTTCTTTTAAGTTAGTTGCTAATTCTAACGCTTTTTCTCTTTCCTCTTTGCCCGTTCCAAACCTTTCGTCAGCTTCTTCAAACTTTCTCTTGTTGGCATAGAAGTCCTCAAGGGCTTTCGTGGCAGCGTCTAACCTATCTTTTGTACCCTCTGTAAAACCAAAGCCGCCGCCAAGTCTAAAACCTCTAGTGTAATCTATGGCCCCAATTGCGCCAAAAAATTGTGTTTGGTTCTTTTTTCTTGCTTCTGCGTGTTCTTTTGTTTTTTCAGCTAGGTTTAACTTTAAGAGTGCTTCTGTCTGATCCTCAATGCCATTAACAAGCATGTAGGTTTGTAACCTAAAGTCTTTGACACTACTTTTAGCTGCATCCATAGCTTCTTTATAAGTCGTAAGACCAGTAGTACCTTCTTCGCCAGCTTTTCTAGCGGCAACAAAAGCACCAGCCAAACCAGTACCAATAGCAAGTATCATACCTGCAATAGCACCAGCAGGTCCAAAGATACCAAGTAACTGTGAACCCTGTTGACCAAGAGCAACTAACGCACTAGTACCGCCTTGTACCTGTACGGCGAAATCCTGTACCTGATAACCGACCTGCTGCATACCAACAGCGCCGAATTTCTTAACCTTACGTGTATTTACGTCTGCAACTTGACCAAACTGGTTTATTGTTACACCAGCTTGTGAGGCTTGTTTTTGTATTTGAGCAAAAGTTGTAGCATACTCTTGTTGAGTTATAGCACCTGTAGCAACCGCTTGCTGTGCAACTAGTACTTGATCTTTAAATATCTGAGTAGCCCTGTAAGCAGGGTCAATAGCCATTTTAAGTTGATTGAATGACTTTTTCGCTGTCTTAGCGGTCATATCAATCTTATCTTCTGTAGTGTTTAGATAGTCATTGAGAACCTTTAGGTCCGTAACATCTACACTAACTTTAATCGAACTAGCCATTTATTGCCCTCACGTAAAGTAGGTCTAATTTCTTTATGACATCTACTTCCCAACCTTCAAGGGTATTGTCAGTAGTCTCTTGCCACGCTTTTATCTCTGTGAATGTTAGAGGTTGTGGGCCACTGTAACCAAATTGCCTACCCCCACTAATGGAAAAGAAGGAAGACCAGACATGAGCCATAGGAAAAGGAAACTTAGGGGCTTCTAATTCTTTTGGCTTACGTCCAGTCTGTTTGGCAACCTGTTCCAAGTGTGCCGATTCAGTTACGCCTTTACTGTCGGATCTCATTAGCTTGAAACTATGTTCAGCAAATGCCTCTAGCTGATCGACTAGGCGATTGAAAAATTTAAGAAGTCAGTCAGGGCTTGCTCAATCTGGGTCTTCATCCAGAAAACTTCTGTGTAAACCTCTTCGCATTTCTCAACCGTGCAGGGTGGTTTCTCACCATCAAATGTAATGTTCCACATTTTAGTTGTGTGGATTAGAGTTTGAAGTGTGCTTTCCTCTAGGTCTTCTGATTTTAGCTCAAAGGTCCCACCGTCAGAAACCTGTGTCAGACGTTTATTAGTCTGCTGATGCAGAACGTCCTTGTATGGCTTACTATGAGGTGCCCACATGGTAATAGTCATGGGGGTGTCATCAGGGTTCATAAGGGGTTCATTAGTATTAGGGTGAACCAGCTTAACTTCAAATGTATCACTCTTAGGTGTTAAGTCTTTTAAATCCATTGTCGAGTCTCCTTCGGGATTAAGTCGGGTAAAATAAAGTGGGGGGCATCGGACCCGACACCAACACCCCCCGTTCCTAGCTAGGAATTACGCTGCTCTTGTAATCTTAAAGCTGGTTGTATCTGTAGTGTTATACAACGCTGTAAAGCTACATGAGATAATGCGACTTGTTGGGCCATCGACACCAACATCTGCACTATTAATTTTTACACGGGGGAAGAAGAACGTCATGTCCTTTGTACCATCCCCTACAGACACAGTAAGTTCTGATTCTGTTTCGTTTACAAACCTGTTAATGATAGCTGCATCTTCAAAGTACACTGACATAGTGCCTTCTAACTCTGCACGACCAACCTCTAGGCTAGGAGCAAGGTTATCACCTACAACATAAGTTGGGGCAAACCCGTTAGTCAGAGTAAAGTCAAAGCTAGTTACGATAGCAGCAGTTGCTGGTGTACCATCTGCATCACCTATGGTCACATTGCCTGAGTAGGAATCAAAAGGTGTGGTAGTTGAGTCTGAGTCAGTAGCTGCAATCTGTGTTGCTGTAACTTCCATGTCACGACCCACAACACCAAAGGTAGTTGTTACCATCTGATTTGGTGCAATAGATACGCCTAGACTATTTACAGCGCAACCTCTAAAGAATCGAGCTTGGTCAATATCCTCGGCATAGTCTTGTACAGTAAAATACTTTGGTGTAGTACCAATAGTAAGGTTATTAGTTGACCAAGTGCTTAACATGGCACTCTCTAGCCAGTCATCGTACTCTTCATCACGTAGGTCTACTACAATATCCCCTGCGATTGATTTGTTGCCATGACGCTGTACCCGTGGCATACGATCAGCTTGAATGTCGTTTCCGACAACAGCATCTTTAGTCATATTCAGTGAGTGTGTACTGAATGGTAAATTTACAAAGCCTGACGTTGCTGGTGTTACGAAATCTGATTGCGTAGCATACGAGAGGCTTGAACGTGAACCCTGTGCAAAGGCCATAGTTATCTCCTAGATTATTTATAAGCGTACCAACGAATACTTACAGGAACAAAGTACCAAGGGCTGTCTACAAATCCTTGCTGTCTTTCCGCATATTCTATTGTTACATCTTGACTATTGTGAGTGAGTTTTGTTGTAGCCTCAAATGTTTCCATGACATTCTTAGCCAGTGTGTCTGCTGCATTGGGTCCAGACCCCTCTGGTGCATAGCAGTTTATTGCCAGTAGTCCATCGTACCTCTGTTGGGGACTACTGCCCCTTACTGCTGGTCTACGTGTAACGGGAATGTACTTTACTTCTAAGTAACTTTGTCCCGTAGTAGGTGAAAAAGATACATTCTCATAAGCTATGGAAGGTACATCTGGTATGTCAGCTAACTTGCTTTCAAGTGCAGCCCTAATGTCTGTATCAATGTTAGCCATATTTAATCTCCAACCTCTCAAAGACCCTGTGGTTATGCTTTGTCTCAACTAAATAGGCGTGAGGCGCACCATTATAAAGATCTATTGATGTTGTGTTGTACAGGTCAACTCTGCTAATATCCCTAGCTAAGTTGTAAGAAGCCTCTGCACCAGCGGCAGTCGGACTTATCTTTCTTTGCTTTCTGTGGGAAGATTTACCCCTTGGCCTACCTGCACCAACTATAAAACCAAAGCTAGTTATGTACGCACCAGTGTCAACAAAAGGTATTGAGAACCTTACGGCATCATCAGCTATGTCTTCTAAAAGTATCCTAGCTTCGTTTTCAACATCTTTCTTAACTTGCTCAATTTGAGACTTCAAGTCTGACTTGTTGACTTCAAAAGTTACCCTCATTACTCTCTAACCTCACAAGTGTATAGTACAGCAAGGCCATTAGAAAAGTGTGTTGTTACGTTACTTATAACAACCTTATCACCAAGACCAGTAATTTCATCACTGTCAAAAGGCTCTACAGTCAACCCCAAAGCAGGGATTGCCACTTTTTTGACACCCCTTCGTATCTCAGAGTTACCCTCAACACCTACCAGAGCATCGTACATATATGCAGTTATTTCATGTTCAGTGACACTACCCCCTGTAAGCGAACCTGTCGCTGGGTCATAAGTACCGTCTGAAACTTTACGCAGTACTAGGGTCAAACCATGACGCTGCACCAGTCTTAACAAGTTGTAGGGGTTCATTGCAGATCCTATTCGTAATCGTAGTACTGTTCGTCAACCTTAAATTGGTCCTTATTGAATGCGGGTCTTACACGGGTTGTATCTTCTCTAACTGTATCAACAGTACTTCTAGTAATACCGCCAGCTTTAATCCCAAGTAGGCCACCTGTTTTCTGTGCTTGATACTCTAGTGCCTCTGCTAACTCTAGGTAATGAGCTTGAATTTGTGAGCTACTTTCCTTGAGCGCTCCACTGATTTCTACATCTACGTTACGTGCATACTTAGCAGCAACAGTACGACAGAGAAAGGCCCCAGCATAATATGTATTATTGTTAGCTTGTCCAAGAGCAAAGGTAATCTCTTCGTCTTGTACCTGCTGATCTAGCTCATTAGTGTCCCCCATGAGGAACCTAGTAGCATTTAAACGACCAATATCTGTCGTTGTATTTAGGTTTCGTTCATCGTAGGACCAAGCCATGTATTATACCTCTAGTTCGCCATAGTTTCTACGCCAAGACCGTATCAAGCCCCTTTGCTTATCTAAGATCTTAGACTTCTTACATTTCTTCTTAGTAAACTCTTGTTCAGTAGATGTCTTGGCTTTTACTTTACGATTAATTTCATCAACCAAAGCATCTAAACCAGTTGAGCCTAGTGACTCTAGCCCATCTCCCACTTTCATTTTACTAGATAATTCTGCATTGTGGTATAGAAAGCCCATGTTATAAAGCTGCATTACTTTATCTGTGGCTACTCCCACTTCCTTCCAAGGGAAATGATCTTGTGGGGACCAGTTTCTACCATTGGCATTAAATTCCATCTTGACGAATACGGGTAGGTCAAATTGAAAAGGTGAGTTATACATTGTCAGATCCTATATATGAGTAGGGTGGGAACCTAAGCCCCCACCCAAGTAACATTAAGCTACAGCGTTTACGAACAAGTAACCCAAGTCAGCGCCAGTGACTTTCATGTCATAGGCCATTTTAACTTGAATATGCTCTGCAACCTGCATACGCTTCAAGGCATCGTCTGAGTATGACTCAACAGTAATACCCAAGTTGTTTGCTGATGGAATGTTGTTCCATGCAAAGGTTCCACCCGCCATTGGCGTCATCAAGCCAGCGTTAGGTGCCTTGTGTACCAACAGGGCATGTTTGCCACCGATAAAGGCATTTGACTCAGCTACACCTTCGGCAGAAGAGTTCTTAACAGCTTCCATGACGTAGAATGACTCTACTTCAAAGATTTCTGCCAGTTTAGCATCTGTAATCAAAGCAGTGTTTGATACAGTTGCGCCACCGTTTAAACGTGCCAGAATGTCTGGGTGGTTAATCAGCTTGTCACGAACTTCTTTACCTACAACCATGCAGTTTGGCTTGAAGCCACCTGATGCCAGTTGCATTGCACGGCGACCAGCAGTTACAGCTTGGATTGGTGTAGAGTTAGTGTAGTCTGACCACTGTGATGTACCTGACAACGTGTTGTCTGTTCCCCAAACACCAGCTTTAAAGAAGGTGTCAGCAAACTGCTCTTCACGATGGATCAACAAACGGTTGGTCAATGT